TTGTTTGAAGCAGCTGAAAACCTGATATATTCCAATCAACCGACAACTCAGATTCCTGAGCCGGCGACCTGAATATGCGGCCCACACTGGACAACCGACACAGGTTTTACCCTTAAAGAAAATTTTGTTTTGGAGAAAGTACAATGGCAGTACAAATTTCTAATGCCTTTGTTACCTTGTTCGACTCAGAGGTAAAACAGGCGTATCAGGGGCAACGTCTCCTGTCTGGTGTTTGCCGTGAGCGTGCAGGCGTAGAAGGCTCAACAGTTAAGTTCCCTAAGATTGGTAAGGGATCAGCAACTATTCGCGTTCCACAAACAGATGTAACTCCACTCAACGTCTCTTACTCACAAGTGACTGCGACAATGGAAGACTATATTGCTGCGGAATACTCAGACATCTTCAACCAGCAGAAAGTCAACTTCAACGAGCGTCAAGAGCTTGTCCAGGTTGTATCTGGTGCAATCGCACGTCGCATGGACCAGGTGGTTCTCGATGCGTTAGCAGCAGCTTCATCACCTGAAACAGTGTCTAACGACATCGGTGGTACTGACTCAAACTTGAACGTAGCTAAGCTGCGTGAAGCGAAGAAGAAGTTGGACAAGAACAACGTACCTGGTGAAGGTCGTTCTATCCTTGTTCACGCGAACAACCTACAGTCTTTGTTGGGCGAAACTGAAGTAACTTCAGCTGACTTCAACACAGTTCGCGCACTTGTGTCTGGTGAAATCGACACGTTCTTGGGCTTCAAGTTCATCACTTTTGGTGATCGTGACGAAGGCGGTTTGCCGGTCGATGGATCGTCTGACCGTACCGTTTACGCATTCCACCGTGATGCACTCGGCCTTGGTATTGGCATGGGCCAGCAGTCTCGCGTTGACTATATCGCAGAGAAGACTTCCTTCTTGGTTGCGTCAATGTTCTCTGCTGGTGCGGTAGCGATCGATGACGAAGGTATCGTCACAATCACTTGCCGTGAAGCATAAGGAGGATTAGACAATGGCTTTTGATAAAACCACTTTTCAGCCAATCGGCGGTCAAGCTAAAGCAGGCAACGCTCCACAAATGTGGTCATATGTTGCACCAACTGCTGATGCAATCGCAGACATTGATGACGAAGGATACTTCAACGAAGTAGCTGATCTTCTGAAAGTCGGCGACGTAGTCTATGTTTGGGATTCAAGTGTCCCAACAGCTAGCTTCTTGGTTGTACTATCAAACACAGGTACTGTGGTTGATACAGGTAATGCAACTGCATTAACTGTTACTGACACCTAAGATGGATGGCCCCCGAAAGGGGGCCGTTTCATAGGAGAGGCAAATGGCATCAGGTGATACCAAACTGTCCATCTGTTCGGACGCTTTAATCATGTTAGGGGCATCGCCTCTTTCGTCGTTTTCGGAAGGTACTGACGCAGCGCAGATCTGTGACCGACTGTACGATGACCTAAAAGATTCTCTCATTGCTTCCTATCCCTGGTCCTGGTCATTCAAGAAAGTGCAGCTTGCACGCTTGACGACAACCCCGGTGACTGAATGGAAGTATGAATACGCACTGCCTGGAGACACATTGTCTGGTGTGCGAGCTGTGTTTAATGCTAGCTCTGCAGGTATGCGACCTATTGCGCGTGGATGGGAAATCATCGACAGCAAACTCCAGACGAATGAAGAAGACATCTGGATTGACTACCAGGCTTCTCCACTTGAGGCGACACTGCCAACCTACTTTGTGCAGCTGCTGAAGTATGCAATGGCTGCTGAAATCGCAGAGACAGTCACTGACCAGATCACTAAAGCTGACTATTATGAACGCAAAGCCTATGGCTCTCCAGGTGAAAATCGGAGAGGTGGGTATATGCGCGTGGCGATGAACATTGACGGCGCAAGTAAGTCTGTCGAAAGGATCGAGGACTATAGCTTAATCGCGGTGCGTCAATGAGTCGGATTGTTCGCGTACAAACAAACTTTACATCAGGTGAGCTTGATCCAAAGTTGCGTGCGCGTATTGATCTGCAGCAATACTACAACGGCTTAGAAACAGCGCAGAACATTGTTGTACAGCCACAGGGCGGGATAGCACGTCGTGATGGCACTCGATTTATCACAGAGCTTCCCGCATCAGCCGGTGACGCTGTACGCATGGTGCATTTCGAGTTCTCAGTTGATGACAGCTACATGCTCATCTTTGTCGATGAACGCATGTACGTTTTCAAGGATGGTGTCTTAATCACTGACATTAACGGGTCGGGAAACGACTACCTGACTGTCACCAAAATTACAGATGCAATCATTCCGACAATGTGCTGGGCGCAGTCAGCTGACACCCTGATTATCTGCCAGGAAACAATGATCCCTCAAAAGATTGTGCGCGGCGCGTCTGATTCGTCCTGGACAATCTCTGATCTATCATTCGACTTCATTCCCAAGTTCGCTTACACAATCACGACCACTGCAGGATCAAGCGTTGGTACGCATGACTTCCTGAAGGTCGATGCGCCAGACGGCAATATCATTATCGAAGCGCAGAATACTGGTCCATCAGACGCCAACATTTTTACTGCGTCAGCTGCTACCTACGTCAACCAGTACATCAATGTTGAGCCACAGGGCCGGCTGCGCATTATCGCCAAAGTCGATGATCACACGCTCAAAGCTGTCTCTGAGATCCCGCTGTTTGATGACACAGACATCCTCGATACAGAATGGGAGTTGGAGTCCGGATATGAAGACACTTGGTCTGTCACTCGCGGCTGGCCTCGCACAGCTGTATTTTATGAAGGGCGACTGTTCTTTGGCGGTGCGTCATCGCGTCCATCAACACTATGGGGCAGCCGAGTTGGTAATTTCTTCAACTTTGATCCAGGCGAAGCATTAGATGATGCCGGTCTTGAAGCGACGCTAGATACTGGTCGGTTCAACGCGATCGTTGATTTATACGCTGGTCGTAATCTACAGATCTTCAGCACAGGAGCTGAGTTCTATATTCCGCAAACATTAGGTGACCCAATTACACCCAGTAATCTGTCAATCCAAGAACAGACATCTAATGGAGCGAAGCCTGGTATTCGAGTGGTCAATGTCGACGGCGCAACTGTCTTCTTGCAGCGCCAGGGCAAAGCATTATCTGAGTTTGTATTTAGTGACACAGTCAACGGCTATGTATCAACAAAGATCTCTTTGCTGTCGTCGCATTTGCTAAAGACGCCAATTGATATGGCAGTGCGTAACGCAACGTCAACTGATGAAGGCAACCGGCTTCTGATCGTCAATGATGACGACGGGTCAATCGCTTGTTACACGTTGCTGCGCTCACAGGAAATTATCGCTCCAACAGAATGGACAACCGATGGAGATTTCATCTCTGTTGGCGTCGACATCTCAGACACCTATGTTGTCGTCAAGCGCACTATTGATGGCGGTCCTAAATACTATGTTGAGATCTTTGACGACGAGCTGACGCTCGACTGCGCAAAGAAAGGAACATCAGGGACTACGATCACTGGCTTAGAGCATTTGCGATTCGAGACAGTTAAGGTGATCCGAGACGGCGTTGTTGAAGCTGATCAAGTGGTTTTATTGAACAGCATCACATTTGCCACACCAGCCACAACCAGTTATCAGATTGGCTTGGATTACACGCCATTAGTTGTGACGCTGCCGGCAGAGCCACGCCTAGCATCAGGTCCATTGCGCGCATTCAAGAAGCGCATCCTTGAAATCAACAGTGAACACTTTGAGTCGTATGCAGTCACAATTAACGGTGAGCAGGTTGCCTTCCGACAGTTTGGTGAGGACGTACTTGACATTCCAATTCAACCGTTTACTGGTTTAAAAAGATCCGGTCCCCTTTTGGGTTTCTCAAATGAGGGTAAAATCACAATAAGTCAGTTGGTGCCATTACAGATGAATGTATTGGCGCTTGACTATAAGTTATCGGCGGGACAGTAAGATGGCATTTGCAGCAGCAGCAGTCGCAGGAGCGTCAACACTACAAATCGCTAGTGCAGCTCTATCAGCAGTCAGTGCGATCGGTCAGATCCAGGCAGGTCGCCAGCAAGCTCGCGCCTATCAAGCGCAGGCAAGACAGGCAGAACTGAAGGGCAAGCAAGCAGAGCTGCAGTATCGTCAGCAAGGTCTTGAGATTCTGCGTCGCACCCGGCAAAACATTTCGACTGTTACAGCGCGTGCAGCTGCTGGCGGGCTTGACCCATACAGCGGATCGCCTCAGTCATTGCGTAATTACGCTGCAGCAACTGGTACAGAAGAATTTTACTTGTCACAAGAGAATGCGCAGTTAGCGCAGATCACTGGTGAAGTGAATGCACAACAGTATCGGATGGCGGCGTCACAGGCTCGCCGGCAAGGATTTATGAATGCAATCGGCACAGCGGCCTCAGCGACTATGGCCTGGGGTACGTTGGGCGGTGCAGGAACAGTAGGGACAGCGGTGACTTAATATGCTAATGCCACGTTATCAAAGAGCAGGAGCGCGTATTGCAGCAATGCCCGAGGTTACAACTGTCGGGCTGCAGGAAGCTGCGCGCACGAGCGCGACACTATCTCAGAACCTGGATCGCCTGGCTAACTTTGCGTTTCGTCAAGCTGAAGTCGAGGCACAGATCAAGGGCGCTGAATATGGAGCGCTGAACGCGCCTACTCAGCAACAGCTAGATGATGCGATCGCAGCTGGTGAAGATGTCACCAAGATCGTACCTGGTGACACGGCAACAGTATTCGGTCGCGCTGCACGCAAAAGCGCTCTGAGCGCTCTCTCAACCGAGTTTGAGATCGAGACACGCAAAGCTATTGTCGGACTGCAAACGTCCTATGAGAACAAGGAGATTGGCTTAGAGCAGCTTGAATCAGGCATGTCGGCTCTGGTTGCAGAACAAACAGACATCTTGCGCCGCATCAGTCCACAGGCTGCCACTCAGTTCTCAGCATCGGTTGGTCTTGTATCCAACGCTGCTTACTTGTCAGCTGCTAAAGATGCAGCCAAAGAAGCCAGGATTGACCAGGAGATTCGGTTTCGGGATGGCGTCAACTTATACATCCGAAACGCAGAAGCGATTGTCAGAGCTGGCGCAACTGTTGGTGAAGACGGCACCGTCGTGACAGTCGATCAAAAGATTGACGCATTGCGCGAACAGATTGCGATTGCTGCGCAAGAGATTGACGACCCTGAATTTTATGAAGCCAAGATCGGTGAGTTAGACAAGGCGATCGTTGACGCCAAAGTTGGCGTAGTCATGGATGAGGCATTGCTGTATCCAGAGCATGCAATGAAGGTCATTTACGGTGACGGCAAGTTTGAAGACGCCGAGGTGCAGGCAACATTTGACACGATGAATGCCGACGAAAAACGTCAGCTGATCAGCCAAATCCAATCGGCGCAGTCTACAAAGTTCAGCCTGGAGTCAGCAGCTGATGCCAAGCGCACTCGGGAGCGCGGCGAAAGATCAAATGTATTGCAAGCAGAATTTACCGCAGCCATTCTCAGTGATGACCGAGTCACTGCACAATCTGTTCTCGATCAGCTGGAAGCAGTTGACCCGGCTGCGTATGAGTCAAAGCTAGAAGTGTTCTCCACTGATGCAGGCGTCAATGACCGTGACACAGTCACTACACTGCGCCGGCTATCATTAGCCAACAAGTTGACACAGCGTGATGTTGATAATGCCTTCTCAGTAGGCAAGCTCGACATGTCAACATACAAAGAGTTCATGAACGACTTAGAAAGCCAGCGCAATCAAACTTACAACAAGGCAATCGACTGGCTGAAGTCAAATCGCGGCGTCCCAGAAGGCACGCTGCTCAACTTCAATGTTGTGCAGCAAGCAGCTGATCGTGAAGTTGCACAGATCAAAGTCGAGCTACTTGAAGCGTTGAATGAAGATCCAAGCATTGATCCTTTCAAGTTTGTCAAAGATAAAGTGGCAGAGCTTGAAGCAGAAGCGGGTGACCTCGGTAACTCAGCACTACGTCAGCAAGCATTCAAGTTGGGCGAGACGCTGCGCTCACAGATGCCAGGCGCATCAGCCCAGGAGCTATTTGATAAAGTAACAAGTGATCCAAGCTTTTATCCAAACCCACAGCGCCGTCAGAATGCGATTGACAACTTGTTACCACTATTGATTCAGCTGGAGGCACAACAGTGAGCGATCCTTTTGATCTAGCAATCCAGCAATCATTCTCCCGCGCCGAAAGTGGCGAGGCAATGGACCTTGTCGTCGGTGCAGATGGCATGACGACGTATGCACTGCCTGAGCCTGAGATGCCTGCTTATGCCGGTGTAGAAGATCAGACAGAACCATTTGCGATTGCCGGCCCAGTAGAGCCGATGACACCTGGTGAGTTTAGTGAGAAGGTTGCCGGTGTTGCCGCAGGTACCGCAGGCGGCACCGTTGCTTCAGCTCTCGGTCTTTTGGGTGATGTAGGCGGGATTATTAAAGGCGTAACCGATATGGTTGGCGCAGAAGAAGGCAAAGGATTTGAGGCTTTCTTGCAAGGTTTATCTGACGTATCGAGTGTTATCGGCTCAGAGCGCACAATTAAGATTTTAGAGGAAGGTGTACAGGCTTTGCCGATTAGTGACGAAGCCAAGCAAGACATTCTTGCCGGGTCGAAATACATCGGTGAGACAGCTGGTTTGCCGATTGGAGTTGCAGCTGGTCTTAGTAAGATTAAACAAATTGCAAGTCAGGCAGACTCGCAATACATGTTCCCGTTTGATCAGCTGGACCAGGTGACAACGATCGCCCCTGACGAAGTTGCAGAATTTGAAGAGCTGGCAAGGCAATATCGTTTTACGCAGCCAATAGAATCGGCTGGTGACGCAGTAGATCTGGCAAAAGCAAACCAGCAAATCCTTGGGCGCAGCGGATCATCAATCGCTAAAAAGCTAGGTATTAAGTTTAAGAATCCTGGCATTAAAGGCGAAGCAGACCGTGGTAAGCGGATGGCAGAGAAGGCTCAGAAAAAAGGCGGCATTCGCGCATTATCTGACATCACTCGCGGCGGTTTTGCTGTACAGACGGTGCAGCAGGCTGATCAGGTTGTTGCAGAGCTTGCCAAAAAATATAAAGTTATTGATGAAGGATTTACAGTTACTGACCTGGGATACTTTGATCGCAAGCTCATGATTATCAACAAGAATGGGCAGCTGGGTGAAGTGCAGATCTGGGCTGAACCTTTGTTCTCAGCCAAAATAGAGAAAGGCGGACAAGACCTGTACACAGTGTTCCGGGGCAAAAAACCCGATGAGATGGATGCAGAAGAACTCGCTGCCTACCAAGAAACCATTAAGAAATACGACATCCAGGGCGACACGCACGAAGAGATCGTTGCTAGCGCTAAAGAAAAATCAGTGCAGCTATATGCAGATGCCTTAAAAGAAGCATCTCCTGACATGCGTGATATTGCTGTTACGCAGCTGCGCCGCATGGTTGCAGAAGGCGGAGATGAAGCAGAGACTGCACAGATAATGTTGAGCCGTATTGGAGAAGCTGCAGAATGATTGAACAAAAACTCCAGGACAAGATTGAGACAGTCGTTGCAGATACGCTAGAAACGCAGGCACTCAACACCAACCCAGCGATCAATCCTGCTGTTGAAGAAAACCTGAAGCAGGAAGTCGTTGCGCCTACAGAACCGCAGCCATCAGTCCTTGAATCGACAGAGCCTGTTGCTGACTCTGAGCCAGTAGAAGTTGCCGGCCTGGGCAGTGTTGCACGTCAAGTTATGGACGGCCTAAAGAAGCGTACCCTGGAAGCAGAGAAACGCGTCACGATGGAGGCAGAGGCGCCTCCACCGATTCGTGAAGTTGACCAGGCATTAGTTATTGCGCCGGCAGACCCTGATGAAGTGCGGCTTATCAATGAGCAGCTGGGCGGCGAATACACCAAAGGCTTGAACTTCCCAGACATTCTTGCATCGACTGGTGACTTTGACGCAGCCACATACCTGGCTCAGTTCAAAGATGCAAACCAGGAACTTTTTGAACAAGCACGTCGTGGCACAATCCCATTCGACCGTATGCTTGAGATGGCACAAGAGCGTGGACTTGATCAGATTGTCTATGATCTAACCAAGCGCAATCCTGGTGACGTACTACCGCCAGAAGACTTCTTGGCCGGCATGTTGGCGTACAGCCAGTTGATGAATCAGTCACGCAGCGCCTGGACTAATGCATTCCAAATGCCGATGGGTCCAGAGCGTGATGCTGCATTACAACGTGCATTACAACTATCAACTGTACACTCCCAGGTAGCAGTCAATCTCTCAGGCACTGTGTCTGAAGCAGCGCGTACAGTGCAGCTAGCAGGTGAGCTGAAGCGTCGTGGCATCCCCGACGTACAACAAGAGCTAACATTGTTCGGCGCAAAGACAGCACAAGACGTCGAATATGTTGGGCGTCATTACCTGGCAATCACCAATCCATCTGCACTGAATCGGTTCTTGCAAAAAGGCGCTAACGCAAAAAGCCT